AAAAAAAATTGGGGTCACGAGAGATGTAATCCATTTATTATACCTTTAGCAGGATGGATAAATAACCCTAATAAAAAAACTGAAAGTGATTTTCAATATACAGTGGATAATTTTGAATTTTGTTTAGGAAGTGTAGTACAGAGTGTTTTTCAATTTATAGCTGATTCTTTTAAATTTATATTACAAGGCATAGCTAGTCTTTTTCAGGATATTTTAAATATATTGAGTGGTATCATTAATTTTATAATGTCAATAATAACTGCTATTTTAGGATTATTACAAAATGCTTGGGGACTAGCATTACAAGGAAGTGTTGGATTACAAGAAACCTTAAATAAAAGTCGAGATACTTTTGGTAGATTAGTTGGTTTTGTTGTTGTAGTTTTATACACTAAAATGCTGTTATTTAGAATGTCTATAGCATGGATGATTACTACACCTATCTTTATGCTTTTCTCTCTTGTTGTTCAATTATTAGTTGAATTGTTACTTAAATGTATCAAAAATCAAGCAATCACAATCTATATGTGGGGTAAATTTTCTTATTGTGTATTAACAACTAATGCTGAAAATGCTATGGAAGATGAAGCTGAAGCTGATGGAGTAGAAGGAGCAACAGAGGTGGGCATCGAGACTGGAGATGATATTGCAGGAGCAGGCAGTATTGCTGAAGGTATTGCTGATCTAGCTAGTCTATTTTTAGCACCTGCTGCTGCCGGTGCTTTTGCTGCTGCGGTTGTTTCATTTATTATGGCTGTTGCTGACGCTATTGCAGCTATGATTGCATTTGCTGGTGCTATTATGGCTACTGTTTCTGCCGCTTTAAGTGCTGCTTATGTAGCAGTAAGTTGTTCTATGTCAATTATGAGTGCTGTGATGTCAGTATTTAGAATAGTTATGATGGGTATTCAGATAGCTGCAGCAATTGTTTTACTTTATTTAATGTTTCTTTGCACTCAATTTGTGAAAGTTACTTTAGGACAAATGAATATACCAGGCCAAGGTATTCCTGGTTTATCTTTTTAGATTTATTAATTCTATATTTTTTTAAATTATTATATATAATTAATATAAATGAAAAAAGGTAAATTTTCTTGGCAAACATTTTTAATGACATTATTAGTTATTATTCTTTTAGGTTGTCTTGTTTATTATTTAGAACAAAATAAGGTATTAGAAGGATTTGAAGGAAATGGAAAAGAAAATGTAGCTACACATGGAGCATCTCTTCAATCTACTGCTGATCCTGTCGACGTTGTTAAAAAAGCAGAACCTAAAGAAGAAAAAAAAAGTCTAAATGAACCTGCTCCAGTCAAAATTGATAATAAAAAAGACGCAGCTGTAGATACAGTAACCAAAATCAAAAAAAATGGTGATAAAAACCTTAAGGCAGATACAGCAGCGACTGCAGCTGGTCCAAATAAAGCTGAGGGATTTAGAAATATGTTATCATATTCGCCAGTAGCTAGCCAAGGACCACAACCAGGATGTGTAGACAGTTTGAAACCTTATGAAAAATATAATTGTGGTCCTATAGATGTTAATAATTTTTTTGGAGGCTTAAAATTTAAACCAGAATGTTGTGGTAATCCAGCAGGATCAAGTTATTCAAATTCAGTTGGATGTGCTTGTATTTGTCCAGAACAATGGACTTTCTTAAATTCTAGAGGTGGAAATAGAACTTTTCCAACTGAATTTTAAATACTTTAAATTTTAATTATATAAGTTATTTATATAATGAAAAAATTTAAATTAACATGGCAACATTTTCTTTTTTGTATATTAATTATAGCTATTTTAGGAGCATTAGTTAATTATTTATATTTTAATGAAGATAATATTAATATTGAAACTTTACAAAATATGGATAATACGGATAATAAATTTCCTAAAAATTATTTTAAAGGTTCACCCGCAGATGGTATAGATGATTTTCAGAGAGAGACTGGAATGACTTGTACCCCTTACAAATCAGTAACTGGAAGTGGAGAGAAACCCAGCTTATTTGAAGGTATTAATGCTTGTAGAGAAGATAAAGACTGTACAGGTCTATTATGGGTTTCACAATTGCATCAAAATGCAAGAGATAAAGCTGAAAAAAAGGGAAATCATAGAGAAGGTGCATCTTATTTATGTAACAAACCATTACAGAATATTGTTGGATTTAAACCAAAAATGGGAGATGCAATAGCTTATTTGAAATCTGGTCTTCCACATGGTAATGATCCTTCCAAATCAGGAGTGCCTAATCCACCCCAACCTGATGGAATAAACCCTATAACTAAAGCTGCGATGGAATCGAGTACACCATCTGGAATCGAAAGTGTTTCAGACTTAAAAAAAATAGCTCCATTAAATAAAAGAGTTTTACCCAAAGATGAAACTTTAGCTTGGCAGAAACAAGATTTAAGTATGGAAGAGAGAAATAAAAATTTATCACAAGAAAAAGGTTTACCATTTGCCACTGCTGAGACAATAAATTATTCTGAATCTTTACCTAGAACAGCAAGATTTGGAATAGAAGGTGGACAAACAGCTATAAGAGATACAGATAATATTTCTGGAGAGCAGGAACAAAGTGCAACATTTGATGTAGTTAATGCCTTTTCAGGTAATAAATTATCTAATCTTGGAAAATCAGGATCAATAAGTGATGCGGAATTTAATTGGATACAAGCTCCTAGAGATAATTATCCAGGAAATGATATGGTAGGAGATCCTCCATTGGGATCATCATTAGATGCTTGTAAAGCGACGTGTGCAGCAGATGCTGGTTGTAAAGGAATTGTTTATGGAAATCATTATAATTTAGCACCTGGAGCTGCAGGAAATCAATGTTTTAAAAAAAGTGATATGTCACGAGGTGTTTCTGGTTATCCAGGATTTAAATCATATTATAAAAAAATAAACCCATCATCAACACAAGCAGAGGGATTAAAATTAAGTGCTAGTGAATTAGAAGAGTTAAAAAGATCAAAAGATAAGGATAATGTATTTGGAAAAATGGGTAAAGAAACCAAATTAGGTAAAGGAGGAAATCTTGCAAAAGAAGGATTTTCAAATCTTTCATATTCTTCAATAAATAATCAGGGGCCATTAAATTGTCCTGATCCTTTGACACCTTATGAAAAATATAATTGTGGTCCAGTTAATGTAAATAATATATTTGGAAATATTCAATTTAAACCAGAATGCTGTGGTAATCCAGCAGGATCAAGTTATTCAAATTCTATGGGATGTGCATGTATTTGTCCTGAACAATGGACATTTTTAAATTCGAGAGGAGGTAATAGAACATTTCCAAGCGAATTTTAAATATATTAGTAGATTAAAAAATCTATTTAAATTATTAATAAATAGATTTTTATGTATACATACCAAATGGTGGTAGAGAAGATTCAGGTTTATTAATAAGTTTTTCAAGAGATTCTAGATCAAGAGTAATAGGAAAATTTTGAGAGATTTTGATTTGGTCTTTTAGTAAAGGGTTATCATCTTTTAATAGACGTAGTAGATTTAATTTTGTAAATATAATTTCTAAATTTCTTTTTAAATTTCTAACACCTTGTTCATCATTACAATATTTTTCAATAACATATTCTAGAACATTTTTAGGAATTTTTAAGAGAGATTCATCTAATTTTATAGTTTCTCTAATATTTGGAATAAGATAATTTTCAGCAATTATAACTTTATCTTTTTTATCATAACCTTTTGTTTTAATTTTATATAATCTATCTTTTAAAATAGGATTAATTTTTGATTCATCATTGTAACTAAATATAAATAAACATTTACTTAAATTAAATGATAATTCTGAAAAATATTTATCGTGATATTCACAATTTTGTGTAGAATCAGTTAAATGTGTCAAAATTCCAATAATTTCTTCACCTTTTGGAGTATCACTTACTTTATCTAATTCATCAAACATTATAATTGGATTCATAGTTTTAGATTGAATTAAAATATCTACAATTTTTCCATAAGTACTTCCTTCATAAGTATATCCATGTCCTTCTAGGAAACTGGAATCTGTAGCTCCACCAAGAGGAATAAATGCAAATGGTCTATTTAATATTTTTGATATACCATCTCTTACTAAACTAGTTTTACCAGTTCCCATTGGACCGTGAATAGCAATTGCAGAACCTATTGCATCAGGATTAACTATCCATTGACCAAGTAATTGTAAAATCTGTAATTTTGCATCATTTAAACCAAATACACATTTATCTAGTTGTTCTTTAGCATTAGTAACAAATTCATTACTTTTTTCGATTCCATCATTAATAGTTAATGGTAGAGAATGATATTGTTCAAATGGAATTTTAATAAAAGCATCAACCCATGTTTTAAGTTTATTATATTCACTAGAACTACGATCATGAGACATTTGTTTTAATGTATTAATTTTATTAAGAGCAACAGCCTTAAATTTTTCAGGAATTTGTTTATCTAAAAGAGTAATTAAATAAGGTTTTTCGATATTAAAATAATTTTTAATTTGAGATAGATCTTCTAATACTTTTTCTTGCTCATCCAAAGTTAATTTTTTAGAAAAGTAATTATCTTCATTAATAATTTTTTGATCATTTAAAATTTTATATAATTTTTTTTGATTATCTCTTTTTCTTTTTTTTTCATTTTTATTTAAAGTTTTTTTAAGAAGTTTTTCTTTCTTTAAATTTTCTTTTTGAATAGATTTAAGAATTTTAGAATCTTTATTACTTTTTTCTAGTCTTTTTGCTAAAGCTTTAAACTTTTCTAATATTTTTTCATTTTTTTCAATTTCTTGAATTGACATATTTTCTAGGGATTCATCACTACTATCCTCTGACATTTCATCTTCTTCTCTATCACTATCGGAATCATCGTCACTATCTTGAGGTTGATTAGCTATAGGAAAAGGTAATATAATTAAATTATCTGGATTAATATTATTTGTTGATTGTTCTTGAGATTTATTAAAATTTTTCATTTTTTTAGATAATTTAGCTTTTTCTTTACTAAATTTTGAAGGAAATAGTTCTGCTAATAGTTGATGAAAATCTTCTGGTTCCATATCTTTTTCTTCAGAAGATTCCTCATCATAATCTTTTTCTTCAAAATCAAATTCTTCATCATTATCAGATGATTCATTATTATATACCTTTTTTGGTAATTTATTAGATTTACTTCTAGTTTGATATTTATGATTCGTGTTATTTGAATCCGATGCCATCCCTACCTTATATTGTATTTTTATTTTATTTTATAATCAATTTTATGAAATTATTCTTAAAAAAATTGAATCTAAAAGAATCTAAATATTATTATAGTAATATAATAAAGATGGCTACCGAACAAGAAAAAAAGAAGGCAGCTAAAATTATAGGTATTCAATTTAGTATTTTATCACCAGAAGAAATTAGAAATGGTTCTGTTGCTGAAATAACAAATCGTGATACATATATTAATAATAAACCAATTATTGGAGGACTTTTTGATCCAAGAATGGGAGTGTTAGATCCAGGTCTTATTTGTCCTACTGATGGATTAGATTATATGAAAACTCCTGGATATTTTGGTCATATTAATTTAGCAAGACCGGTATTTTATATTCAGTATTTAAATACATTAATTAAAATTATAAGATGTACTTGTATCAAATGTGGAAAATTATTGATTGATAAAGAAAAATATAAATATTTGCTTAAAATGAGAGATGATCAAAGATGGAATCACGTATTTTCATTAGCTAGTAAAATAAAAAGATGTGGTGAAGATACTCATGATGGCTGTGGATGTAAACAACCTAGTAAAATCAAGAAAGAAGGTTTGGCTACTTTAATTGCTGAATGGGATAATGTAGATGGTTTATCTAGCGAAGATAGTGATAAATTATCAGTTAAATTACTTCCTGAAAATGTATTAAAAAATATGCGTAGAATATCTGATGAAGATGTTTCATTTATGGGTTTTAGTCCACTTTGGTCTAGACCAGAATGGATGGTTTGCCAAGTACTTGCAGTTCCTCCTCCAGCAGTTCGACCTTCTGTAAAACACGATTCACAACAAAGAAGTGAAGATGATATTAGTCATATTATTGTAAATATCATAAAAGCTAATAAAACATTACAAGATAAAATTAGTCAAAATGCTAATACAAATGTAATTGATGATTGGACTACAGTATTACAATATTATTGTGCTACTTTAGTTGATAATAAAATTCCTGGAGTAGCATCTGTAGCACAAAGATCTGGACGTCCTTTAAAATCTATTAAAGAAAGATTAAATGGAAAAACTGGTAGAGTCAGAGGTAATCTTATGGGAAAGCGAGTTGATTTTAGTGCTCGTTCAGTTATTACACCTGATCCTAATTTATCTATTAGTGAGTTAGGTGTACCTCTTAAAATAGCTAAGAATTTAACTAAACCAGTAAAAGTTAATGAAAAAAATAGATTGTCTTTATTAAAATTAGTTCAAAATGGACCAGACGAATATCCTGGAGCTAAAATTTTAGAAAGAAAAAATGGAGAAAACATATCTTTAAGATATGTTGATAGAAAATCTATTAGATTAGAATTAGGAGATATTGTACATCGTCATGTTATTGATGGAGATGCTATCCTATTTAATAGACAACCTACTTTACATAGAATGTCAATGATGTGTCATATTGTAAAAGTTATGCCAATTGGAGATACTTTTAGAATGAACGTAGCAGATACTAAACCATACAATGCTGATTTTGATGGTGATGAAATGAATTTACATATGCCTCAAGATGATGAAGCAGAAATTGAATTAAGAAATTTAGCCGCTGTTAAATATCAAATTATTAGTCCAGCCAATAATAAAACTATTATTGGTATTTTCCAAGATTCACTATTAGGTTGTTATAGATTTACTAGAAAAAATATTAAATTTAATCCAAGAGAAACTATGAATTTATTAATGAATTTTGATAAAATTGATATAAATAAGTTAGATTTTACCAAAGAAATTTCAAGTTTCGAAATTTTATCGCAAATTATGTTACCTTTATCAATAGAATATAAAACAAAAAAATTTACTGATAGTGAAGATTATAAAGAATCTAATAATGTTGTACAAATTGAGAATGGAGAATATTTACGAGGTCAAATAGAAAAAGGTGTATTAGGAGATGGTGCAAAAGGTTTACTACAAAGAATAACAAAAGATTTTGGTAATCAAAAGGGAGCTCAATTTATTGATAATTTACAAAATATAATTACTGAATACATGAAATCGAGTGCATTCAGTGTAGGAATTAGTGATCTTGTAGCTAATAAATTGACTAGAGATTTAATTGCTGATAGTATTACAAGTAAAAAAGCTGAAGTTAAAAGTATTTTAGATGAAATTCATCTTGGTATATTTGAAAATAAATCTGGTAAAACTAATGAACAAGCTTTTGAAGCACAAGTTAATAATATTTTAAATAAAGCTTCAATGGAAGCTGGAAAAATTGGAAGAAAAAGTTTAAGTTCAGATAATCGTTTTGTAACATTAGTTAATTCAGGATCTAAAGGAAGTGATCTTAATATCTCTCAAATGATTGCTTGTTTAGGTCAACAAAATGTTGATGGAAAAAGAATTCCTTATGGTTTTGAACAAAGAACTTTACCGCATTTTACTAAATTTGATGATTCTCCAAGTGCTCGAGGATTTGTTGAAAGTTCATTTATTGGAGGATTAAAACCTGAGGAATTATTCTTTCATGCAATGGGTGGTCGTGTAGGTCTTATAGATACTGCTGTTAAAACTAGTCAAACTGGATATATTCAACGACGATTAGTTAAAGGTCTAGAAGATTTAATTGTAGATTATTCAATGGTTGTTAGAAATAACAAACGTAAAATTATTCAATTTAAATATGGAGAAGATGGATTTGACCCTGTTCAAGTTGAAAATCAATATTTACCATTATTAAGTTTAAATCTAGAAGAAATATATTCTCATTTCCAGATGCCAAAAGATGCTACTCAAAAAGCTATATATACCACATTATATACAAAATCAACCCTAAAAAAAGTTAATAGTCAAATTGCTGCAGTTAATGAAAAATGTAAAAAATATATTGAATTTATGATAAAAAGTAGAGATTTAATTATTGAAAAAGTATTCAAAAATAAAGATCAAAAAGTTATTAATCTACCTGTTCCATTCTTTCATATTATTAATAATATACAAGGTCAGCAAAATATTAATGAAAAATCTATGGTCGATATAACTCCTCTCGAAGTTTTTGAAATAATTGAAAAAACTTACAATAATCTTGAAAAATTATATTATTCAAAACCTAATGAATTATTTAAAGTTTTATACTATTACTATCTTTCACCAAAAGATCTATTAATGAATAAAAGATTTAATAAAAAAGCAATCGAAATATTATGTCTCTCCATTGTAAATCAATATAAAAAAGCTATTATTGCCCCTGGTGAGATGGTTGGTATCATTGCTGCTCAGAGTATTGGTGAACCTACTACTCAAATGACACTGAATACTTTCCATTTTGCTGGAGTAGCTAGTAAATCAAATGTAACTCGTGGTGTTCCTAGAATTGAAGAAATTTTATCTTTATCTGAAAATCCCAAAAATCCTTCTTGTACTATTTATCTTAAAGAACAAGATGAATCTTCACAAGATAAAGCAAAAGAAATTATGTATTTTATTGAACATACTAAATTTGAAGAAATTGTAGAATCAATTCAAATATGTTTTGATCCTGATGATCTTAATACATTAATTGAAGAAGACACATTACTATTAGAACAATATAAAACATTTGAATCTCTAGTTGATGAATGTAATGAGGAAGTTCTAGAATCAAGTAAAGAAAAATCTAAATGGATTATTAGAATTAAATTAAATGCTGAAGAAATGTTGGATAAAAATATTACTATGGATGATATTAATTTTGCAATTGATAATATGTATAAAAATGAATTATCTTGTATTTACTCTGATTATAATTCTGATAAATTAATATTTAGACTAAGACTTAATACAGTTACACAGAAAAAGAAAGTTGTTCAAAATCCTTTAGATCAATCTGATGAAATATATTTACTTAAAAATTTTCAAGATCAATTATTAAATAATCTTGTATTAAGAGGTGTAAAAAATATTTCAAAAGTTATTCCTAGAAAAATTATGGATAATGTTAAAAATGTTGATGGATCTTTTGTTAAAAAAGATATCTGGGTTTTAGATACTGTTGGAACTAATCTAATTGATTTATTAGCTAATGATTCTATTGATCCTTATAAAACTTTTACAAATGATATTCAGGAAATTTATAGAATTTTAGGTATTGAAGCAATGAGACAAGCTATCTTTAATGAACTTTCAGAAGTAATTGAATTTGATAGTACATATATTAATTATCATCATTTAAGTCTTCTAGCTGATAGAATGACTGCTTCTGATAATCCAATATCTATATTTAGACACGGTATTAATAATGATGATATTGGTCCTTTAGCAAAAGCTAGTTTTGAAGAAACTCCTGAAATGTTTCTAAAAGCTGCTAGACACGGTGAATTAGATAATATGAGAGGAATATCCGGTAATGTTATTTGTGGACAAGAAGGATATTTTGGCACCAATTGTTTTCAAGTATTGTTAAATATTAATAAGATTGATGAACTACCAGAAGCTAAATCAATAGAAAATGATAACACAGATGAATTAATTGAACAAGAATTAATGATGAATAAAGATGATCCCTGTAATATTCAAAATTTAACAATTGAATCTAATATTCAAAATTTACATGGAACTCAATTAGGAGATAATGATTATGAAATTGATATTTAATTAATAATTATAAATTAAAATTTAAAATTATTAATAATATATTCTATTAATATGTCTCTTTTTTCCTATATTTTTCAAAAATTAACTAAAAACAAAACTAATAATTATAACATAATTATCTTTAATTTTCATTATTCAATTAAATTCCTAAAAAATAATGATAAATTTCAAAAATTTAAAGTTTTTGATAAACAAATTATAAATAATAGATTATTAAATCAAAATGATAAAGATGAACTATTAAATATTTTTCAACAAACTCAAAAAATTTATTTTTCTTTTTTAAAATTATATAATCTTTACAAAATAAAATATTTACCATATGCTAATAATTATTTTGATCTTAATTTAAATCCATTATCTGATCTATCTGATAATATTAAAATTACTTTTTACCAAAATAATCTTAAATATAATTTTAGAATATCAGATTTAATTAATATAATTAACCAATCAATTTGTTATATGGATAATTTCATTTTTTCTGTACAGAATATTAAAAATCCCTATACTAATATTCCATTTTCTACTTCCATATTATATACTATTTATTTCAAAATAAAAGCATCTCAATTTATAATGCCAACTTTTTTTCATCTTTATTTTTTATCTAATTTTGATAAAGAAAAATTTTATAAACAAAATGAAACATTGATCAAACGTTTTACTCTTAACAATTATTTAAAAAATTTAACATTTAATGAAAAAAAAAATATAATCAAAGAAATGTTAAATGAATTTAAAAATGGAATATATGTTTTATATGATGAAAATATTGATAATCATCCTCAAAAATTAGTAGAAATGTTTCAAACTTGTATTAAAGACTATATTTTTATGTTACATAGTAATAATCTTATATCAATATATGAATCTAAAGAAAATTTAAAAGCAAAAATGCTATTTATTTCTCAAAAAAATTCTTATAATCCTGGATACATAAAATTTAAAATTAAAAAAGATTTTAAATTATTATTAGATAACTATAACTCTCCTTTATTTGGTAATATAATGACTCAATTTATAAATAGTTATAATTTAATTAATACAAACATACAAAAACCTCATTATAAATACTTAAAATTGATTTTTAAATTATCATTTATTTCTTTTAGATTGTATATGTATTTTAAATTTTGTTATACTTTATATTATTATTTTTTTATTTCTTAACTTTCTTTCGATTCGTCATTTACCATCGATTGCCAACCTTTATTTTTATGGTATTCTAAATCTCTACTATCCAAAATTTTTTTATTATTTAATGTAACATAACTCTTAATCCATCTCTCATCTCCTGTAAAATTATTATTATAATTTTCTTTAAAAAAGAAAAAACTAGCATTACTATTAAAACATATATCTATATAATGATTATGACCCCAGCCACTATTACGATCCATTCTCTCTACAAATAAATAATTATCTATTATTTTAAAACTAAATGTATCTGGATACTCATTTTTGTGTAAATTTATTGTATAATCTATATCATGTGGAAAATAATATAAATTAATTTGTTTATTTTTTCTTGTACAAGATCCTATACATATTTTTAATTTTAAACTTTCTGTAATATATTTTTTTTCATATTCTAGATCTTCTAAATTTAATATATATTTAATACATTTTAGCATATCTCTACACGGTTCTACTCCATCAATATTTAAATAAGGTTTATTTATTAAATAAGATAATAATATAACTAATAATAATGGATCATTTGGTTTTCCATTATTTATCATTAATGCTTGAAAACAATGTTCTTTACATTCAGATAAACAAGTATAAAAACTAATATCTTTATCTAATGTATCTATATTTAAATATGGTACCAAATCTACATCTGCATAAACACCAGTATTTTTATATAATTTACAATATCTCCATAAATCGGCTTTATACATTCCTTTATCAATACTTTTAAATAAATTATAAATATTGTTATTAAAATTATCTAAAAGAAATCTCTCACAATCACAATCTAGACTTAAATCTATATTATAATTACTATTAAATTCTAACCATCTTTCTTTAACTTTATTAGGAATATCTTGTTTGTATGTCATAAAAATTGTTTTATTCATTATACTGATATAATGAATAATTTTCTTTATATTTTTAAACATTAATTTATGTATCTTTAATTTTTTTCTTTGGTATAATTATTATTTTTTTTTCACGTGCTTTTTTCTCAAAAATTTTTAAATAATCATTAATATAATTAAAACCTATTTTTTCTTCTATTTCTTTTTTAAATTTTTCTTTTAAATTTCTTAATGGTATTAATCCACCATTACTATCAAATAATCTTTGAACTGGTAAACCTTCAGTTCTAACACCAGGAGTTCTTACAAAATAAAAATCTTCATTATTTGTTGAATTTACTATCATAAAACTTTTATTATTTTCAACTAATAATGTAGAACTTAAAAATATTAATGGAATATTATAATGTATAGCAATTAATGCAAAATCTAAATTTGTTAAATAATAATCTTCAGATAATAATAAATCTTCCATAGTAATTATTCCATTTTTAACTAATTTAATAATTGATCCTTTTCCTTGAGATTCTAAAATTTTAAATAATATATCCATCATTTCTTCATAATTTTGATAAATTAATACCAATTCCATTTTTAATTTTGTTTTGGTTAACAATTTATTTTCTTCACTATAATCTTTTAATATATATAAAATTAATTCATAAGTGCAAATTGATTGTTCACATGTAAAAAATATCTCAATTGTATTTCCTGGAAATGATGTTCTCCATTTACCTACTAGATTTTTTTTATTTATAGGACAATTTACTTCTTTATCACTTGTTATATCTAACTCAACTAATTGAGATTCTTTTATTTCTTCAAGATCTGGACTTTCTTTTTTAACTTCTATTGTTTCTTCTATATCTTCTATTCCTTCTGTATCACCTACCTTTTCTTCTACTTCTTGTATTTCCTCTACTGAATCTACTTCTTCTTTTTTCTTTAATTTTAATCGTTTTTTTTCAATAGGATTAGGATTTGATATTTCATTACTGTAAAACTTACTTTTATTAGGATATGCTGTATTATATGTAGAATTTTTAATAAAACTATTTGTATTAATTATATCTAATCTCTCAAAATATTGTTGAGTTATTAAAGATTGTAACATTAATATTTCATCTTCATTTAAATTATATTTTATCTTTGCAAATGACAAATAAGCTACCGGTTCAAAAATAAATTGACTTATACGTTTATATCTAATTAATTCATCTGCTATTCTAACAAAATATATATCTTCATTATCTTCGCCGGTTATTAAATTTTTTTTTGGAATTACTAATTTACATTCATCATCACTAGTTACATAACAAAATTCTTTATCTTTACATAAATCTGCATTTAAACAATTTGTAATATTGCCTATATTTTCTAATACTTCCATAGTATAAGTTGAAAATATTACATTTTTAATTGTTTTTTTAAGTAAACTAGCTATTTTTTTTATTTTTACCAAATATAAAATATCTTTTTGATTAACTAATTCTTCAACTGTTTTTCTTTTAAATTGATTTTTAAATTCACCTAATGTAATTCGTACTTGATTTCTAAAAATATTAAAAAATTCACTTTCTAGTCTTATAAATTGAATTGTTTTTACTCTATTTTCATCATCTTTATCTGATGTCTCTAATTTGTCATCAGCTATAGTATAATTATTATCATTTATTATTTTAAGATCATTTCCAAATATATCTTGAGTAGGTGGAGAGATTGAAACAAATTGATTTGCATTTGTAAGAATTCCTACAATTAAATTATCTTCAATAACTTTGAATAATGGTTTACATTTTATTCTATCTTCTGTAGCTATAGATACATTATTTAAAAAGTCTTTTGTTTCATTATAATTTTTCCATATATCTTCATCCATAAATTCTATATCTAATTCTTCGAGTTTTCCAGAAGGTTCTGTAGGTACAAATCCTTCTAATGAATCTTTATTAGCTATCAATCCTATTACTTGTCCATTAAAATTAATAATTTGTTTTGTTATTTCATATTTTTTACCTATCAATAAATTATAAACTCTTATACTTGATAAATTTGTAGAAAATTTATATACTTCGGGTAAACTAGGTAAAGGTTTACAATATGTATTTATAATAGTTTTTATAGTTTCTAATATATTTTTAATATTATTAGATATAGTATTAGATGATAATAATTTAGTTAATTTAATTTGTTTTTTTGTATCTTCAATGAGATAAATTGGTTCATAATAATTACTAGATTTAATTAAAATTAATGATACTTTTTTCATTGAAAATGGTTCATTAGAATATGCTATAGTTGGACAAATTATACTAACATTATCTGTAATATCATCATTTACCATATTTAAAATTATTAAATTTATCCCATTTGGAAAAAGTTTTGGATTAGGAGTGCTTACTATATCCCATAAATAATTATAATCAATAATAATATCATCTTGATCCATAAATTCTAAAAAGTTTTCAAATGCAGCTACTAATCTTTTAAAAAATATTAATTGTTTATTATCTTTTTTATCTATATTTTTATAAATTTGAGAATCACTGTATTTTTCTACATCAATAACTTTATCTTTTTTTTCAAATAATTGTATTAAATTTCCATTATTATAATTCATAAAATTATCAAGTGTAATTGCATTTTTTATTATTTTTTTCATATCTTTTATTGTCAAAACTTTACCATCCATAAAATCACTATATACATTAGCAAGACAAGCTATAAATGATTGATTTTTATCTTGTTCTACTCCATATCTTAATAAACAGGGTGTAAATGGTTTTAAAGCTGTATTTGTCTTGCTAACTTGACATTGTTTATTATCAACATCTAAAAATTTTTGAATACTTAAAGGTAAGTAACCCCACCGATTTAAAGGTATCGGAAATTTATCTGGACCAATTATATATTCATCTAATTTTGCTTTGGGATTAATTTTTATTTTTTCTTTTTCTTTCTTTTCAATATTTCCTTTATCCTGATTAATACATAGTTCTCGTCTTCTAACTTGTTCTTTACTAGACCATGATTTAAAACAACATGGTAAACAATATCCTTCTGGATGTTTATCTTCTTTCTCAAATCCTGGATTTAAGTTAATATAATCCCCTTTGCTATCCATATGATATTTTGGATCAGTAAATTCATATATATTTTCACCTTCTGATATTTTTTTTGCATTATGTGGTATGATTTTTCCATATTTACCTGATTTTACTTGTTCTTCAGTTAAACTTACTCCATCTGCAAGACTCCAATATCTTGGACAAATATACCAAAATTCATTATCTTTAGAAGTTCCATATTTAATTGCTTTATCATATGATCCAGCATGATTTTTATCAATTTCTTCTTTTTCTTTATCTGTTAATATCACAGGTTGTCTTCTAATATGTGATGGACAAATTCTTGAATATGCACTAAATTTTTTATCAATTTCTGTTTTAAATAATTTTGGATCTCTACTTTCTAATCTTTTATAAAAAGGATTTGGATTTGATAATGACATTCCAGTCAAATCTTTAATTTTATCTTGTTGACTTGATAATGGATTTTTTGATTTTTTAACTGATATAGTAGTTTTTTTATCTTTTTCTGGAGATTTTTCTGGAGATTTAGCTTGTTCAGACTTAATTTTAGTTTTTTTAACTGTTATTGATAATTTTTTTGGAGGAATTTCTTCTTTTTCTGGAGAGATTTTTTTTGACAAACTTTTTTCACTTATAGATCCATCTGAAATTGATGATAAGCTTCCAAGCGAACTTAATACATCTTTTTCTGATCCTACACCTCCAATTTTTGGTCTACTAGTAACTGGACTTGAAATAGGCGAAATATCATCTAATTTTAAACTTTCTAAACTTTCTAAACTTTTAACACTATCTTTACTTTTACTTGATTTATCAGATTTATTACTACTTAACGAAGATGCATTGCTTAATAATTTTTCTAAATCAAATGATTTTAATTCTTCTTCTTTATCTGATTTACTATCGTCTGATTCACTTTTAAAATCAGGTTCTATAATATCTAACTCTTCTATTATTTCTTCAGGTTTTTCACTCAATTTATTAGATTTTAAAGATTCGATTTCTTCTCTCTCTTCTTCACCTTCTTCTCTACCTTCACCTTCTTCTTCACCTTCTTCACTCTTTTCTTCTTCAGCTTGTTCTTCTCCTTCTTCTCTACCTTCTTGTTGTGCTTCTTCTTCACCTTCTTCTCTCTCTTCTTCTTCTTCTGCTTGTTCTTCTCTCTCTTCTTCTTCTGCTTGTTCTTCTCCTTCTTCTCTACCTTCTTGTTGTGCTTCTTCTTCACCTTCTCCCTCTTCTTCTTCTTTTTCTTTTCTTATTTCATCCACTGGAGATTTAATTTTTTCTTCTTCCTCAACTTCTAACTCATCTTCTTCCTCACTATCAGAATCACCTAAAAATAATATATCTAATAATTTTTTATCATCATCATCATCAGGAGAAAATTGAATCTCTTGATCTTTTTCTAAAATTAACTCCTCATGCTCAGGAAAAGATTCTTCATGCTTTGGAATAATTTCATCAATATGATCAAGATCAGTACCCTTAGATTTGTTGTTACAGAGAGATAAAATATCTTGAGTAGATATATTTGTATCAGATAGATTTTGACCTATTATAAACAATGAATTAATATAATAAGGAATAGTATATAAATAATTAAAATTATTAATGCCTTCCATTCTAAAATTAATTTTCCCAGTAAACTTATCTTTTTGAATAGTAGTTAAAAAACCTGGATTATTTTTGATTTTATATTTATTACTTTGATATAGGTTTTGAACAACTTGGAGAGATGTTAGTAAAGTAGCAAGTTGAACTTTTGCTTCTTCATTAGTTAACTTAAAATTATCAATTAGTCTTTCAATAATTTCATTTTCTTCAACTTGTTTATTTAATAAATCCAAAATAAAAGATTCAATGGCATCATATTCATTATAATAACTTACTTTTTTAAATCTTAATATAATTCCTTGGTCTAAGATAGGATTAATTATATTGAATATTTCAGACATACAAGAAGTATATGGTGTAATTTTAAATTGACCAGTAGGGTTAATCGATGAAACATATACTAAATTAGTAATTTCAATATTTGATGAATTAATATCTTTAAAATTTTCTATTTTATATCCACTTTGTTCTAGATAGCCTTTTATTATATTAATTAGTGGATTAATAGCATCAGAAATAATATTATTAATAATTGATAATTCATAAAGCTTTTTAAACTCAATACTTATGTAAATAGAACCAATTTGATCAAATTCACATATAATTGGAATAATTTCTTTATTATGATTAAATTCAATATAAACAGAAACTCGTTTTGTTTTTCCAATAGATTTAATTAATTTAAAAATAGTGCCTTTAGAAAGGTAAGGAATTTTTCTTCCATCTCTAGAAATTTTATCGATATAAAATCTATAAATATTTTCTAATTTTTTCCCAGGATTATATTTAATCATAGGATATTCTTTGGTAGCATGTATTAATTTAAATATAACATCAAGAGGTATATTATTAACTATCAAGGGATTTATTACAAATTCTAATAATTGAATTCCAGTATCAGAATATTCTATTGGTGGATTGACTTTTAAATTATAAAATAAATCAATTACATTATTAGATAATGTAAATTTTTCATTTATATATTTTTCACTATCTATTAATAATTCTTGTTGTTTTTTATTAAGAGTATCAAGAGTATAAATTTCATTTTGATTTAAAAATGGATAATAAATTTTTATACAACTCTTTTCAGATAATGATTTTTCAATATTATATTGTAAAACATCTTTTGCTGAACATAAATATATAATATTATTGTCAATTGTTGGAGATTCTAATAATAAACCTTGATTACTAGTGCTTGTTATAACTTCAGCATAATTTTCTAAAAATTTATCATAAATAACAACATCAAAAGGATTTACAGTATAAATATAATTAATAGATGCAGTAAATTGTTGACCAATTGGAATATTTTGTCTTACTTTTTTTTTATCTAAATTTAAAGATATTATATCTTCATAATTATAATGACTTTTGCTTGGTAAAGGATTAGTTTTAATTCCAATATTTAATAAATATGATATTAATCGATCTTCCGTAATTTCTATTTTTCCATTTTGAGTTAATTCTTGAAAAATTTCTACATTATTTATTATTTTTTCAGTTTGTGCATAAAGATATATTTCTTTAAAAGATAAATCAGGATTATTTTCCATAATCTTTTTTTTGATAATTTCTATTGAATCATCAAAATTAATTTGTTCATTAATAAAATTTGTTTTAATAGAGTTGTCTTTTATAAATTCTAATTCTTCTCTACTAAATATATCTTCAAATAAATCATTATTTGGATCCTGACTAAATTTTACATTAAATTGATCTAAATCAATATCATTTTCAATAAGAATATTTTTAATGTAACAAGATATATTATTAATTTCATTATCTTTGTTTGTAAAAATTTTATATACAGACATCTATATACAATAAACGAGATTATTTTATATTAATAAACTTAAATATATCAAATGATATATAGTATGAATTATAAATTAATTGTGGCTATGGATAATTTAAAAGGAATTGGATTGAATAATAAATTACCTTGGCCAATGATAAAGGAAGATATGCAAATGTTTAGAAAATTAACAATTGGTAATGGAAAAAATGCAGTAATAATGGGAAGAAATACATATTTAGGTTTACCAAATATATTAAAGGAGAGAGATAATTTAGTTTTATCAAAAAAATTAGATAATCCAGGCATAGATAATTTATATATTTTTTCAGATATAGCTTCTCTATTAGAATTTTGTAAAAATAAATATACAGAGGTTTGGATAATTGGTGGAGCAGAAATTTATAAACAATTTTTAGATCTAAATATAATTAATAAAATTTATTTAACTACAATTGATAATGATTATAAATGTGATTGTTTTTTTCCAGAAATTAAAGTTACAGAATTTTCATTATTAAGTAAAAGAGAAAGTAAAACAAATGATAATATTAAAATCGAGTTTAATATTTATGAAAAAATATAATTTTCTATTTTAAAAAAAATTATATTAAAGATCATATAATGGATTATCGTGAATATCCATAGAACAGTATCGTTTTGGTTTATTTTTATAATCAATAGGATCATATACTTTAATTTCAACAGCTCTTTGTAATAAAAATTTAAAATTTTTCCAAAATTCATCACCATGTCCAATTTGTTCTGATCCAATATGAGCTAATTCATGAATAGCAACAAATGTTAATGTATTTACATCAATTAATTTATTATTACCTTTTTCAGTTTCAAGACAAAATGCTAATTTTTCTCCTTTATTTTCACTATATGCTGTTAATTCACTATTAGGTAATGTTTCAACAATTTTATTGGGATTAAATCCTTCTCTTAATTTTTTAGTTATTGGTAGATCAGGGTATTTATTTTTGCATTCATCAACAATTTTTTTTAAACTAACTGAAACTTTTGCTAGATGATCAGCAGATTCTTTCAATTTTTTTCTATCTCTAACACAATATTTTTCTCCATCAACGCTTGATATAATACATTTCAATTGAAAGTGATCTGAATCATTATAAATTTTAAAACCAACTAATATAATTAAAATTAAGATAATTAAAGTCATTATATTAAACTCCATTTGATATATAATTATAAGATATTAAAAGTAAAATACAAATAAATTAAAACTTAGATAAGATATAAAAACCATAAGAATTGTAATATTAAGAGTATATAAACCTTTAAAAAAAACATTTTGTAAAAGGGCTAAATAATTATTAGCCTCACCTAAAATTATTGAACTTAATAATATAACACCTACCACACTAGCAGTTTGTAAACAAATTTTAAGAAATTCTTGATTTTGTGTAATTAACTTATATTGAAATGTATTAACCTTACCTAATCCAAATAAGAAAATAACAATAGTAAATAATATTTTAATTAAGAAGTGTGATTGATCACTTAATGTTTTAGATTGTTCAAATAAATATTTTCTTTGTTTTTGCCAACATTTATAATCTATTTTAGCAATAGCTCCAGCATCTTTTTCTGTTTCTGTAAGCATAAAATAACCATTAATGCAGGGAGGAAATAAAGGATCAATTCCTAATACATCTTTGTCTCGAAGTAAGTAAACTTCAAAAATAGCTTTAATAATATGTAAAATAGGATATAAAAATATTAATATGCAAATCCATATAAATTTATTATCATTTTTTGATTTACTACTGAATAGACATTTTATCAATAAAAATAATACAATTATAAAAATTAATAAATTCAAAGAGAGAATAAAATAATAAATCTTATCTTCATATTCTACTTCAGGAAAAATTTTTCCTTCTTTTAGAAGTTGTAACTTTTCTTTATCAGGAATATCTTTAACTTTTTTATTAATTATTGATTCTTTTTTTTTTAAATTTATATTTTTTTCATGTTGATCCATATATATAATTATTAAAATAAAAATTTGTTAAACTATTAAAATACTTACTATTGCAAAAGATATAGCAATAATTATGACAAAACTTTTATTATCTATAATTTTATCAAAAGAAATAAGAGTATTATTTTTTGGTAATATATTACCAATTATTTTTGAAATTAAAATAAAAAGAAGACAAATACAAATAGTTAAAAACGAATATCTCCTACCTAATTTATCTCCTTTTGTATGAATATCATGTATATATAATCCGAATGTTAATACTAAAGTACCCAAATAAAATCCAAGAGCTGCTAGTCCCTCAAATCTATTCTCATATGTAACAGATTGTTCATCTTCTTGAGCATCATATCCTAAACAACCAGAACAATCTTTATTTAAATATTTTCCAAAATTAACTGCTTCTATTTTATTATTTTTTTGTGCTTCTAAGAATGTTCTTGCTGTCACTAAATATCCAAATTGATTACTTTTTGGTAATAAATCATTTTTAATGAGAACTTTATATTCGCTCATTTGCTCAGTATTAATATAATTTTCATCAGTAATTGGTAATTTAGGATTAAAATTTGCAACACCAGGTGAATTTATAATTTCTAATGTGGGTTTAGGATTATTTACTATACTTAAATATGAATTAATCTCAGGTATAATTTCATGTAAAATTAATATTATTAAACCTATAATATAAGCGAATAAAAACACAGACCATTTACTTGCTAAAATATGAACATCAGAAGATGTTATACCAGAAGATGTTCTAGCTGGACCTACATTTGGCGCTCGATTAACAAAAATATATAAAATGATTACTAGAAAAATCCATATTAATGAATATAAAAATATTGTATTTAATGGATATATTCTCCAGCCTTTAGATTGAGTAATTAAAGGGAAATATTGATTACCAGCATCAAATGTCCATACACTTGAGTTTAAATTTTCAGGACCACCTCCTGGCCAACTTAAAAAACTTTTATATCCAGGATTTTTATTATATTCACTTATTATTTTTTGTTTATTTTGATCACTCATATATTTTTATTAAATATTTATAATTTAAAATTTAATAAAAATTAATTATTGAGCTGATTTTCCTGGGCATGCACATCCAATTTCAAAAGGAGCTCTCATTAAGTCAGGTTCAATTGTAGTATTCATCCAAGGACTAACTAAATTTGTAGGGTTAGGAGGTTCTGAACGAAGCTGTTGATTGGCATTTCTTAAGGATCCAGAAACAGTATTGATTCCAGCTAAATATCCACTATCTAAGAAATTCATTGGATTATTGCCTCCTGATGGAGCAGCAGCATTCCAGCCTGTTCCACCTCCACCTTTTGGTAATAAATCAGAAGGATTTAATACAGGTTGCTGTGTACAATTAGGAGGTGGTACAGCTGGAAGTTGTCCTCCACCACCACCGGGAGGCATATTAACTTTTGCTGCAGCATCAGGCATTATACTTGGAACACCGGTTGGTGGAGCAGTAGTAGATCCAGCAGCTTGAGCAGCTTGAACTAATGGAGTCATTTGAGACATAGTAGTTCCAACAGGGGGAGCTTCAGAGAATCCTTGTTGAGTCATATTTTTTTGATTTCCATAATGACATAAAGCAACACCGATAATAATTATACCCAAAATTATCACAATATTTTGTGGTTTTAAAAGTTTACTAAAATCTTTACCAATAGCCATTTATATAATAACTATAAATATATTTTTTTTCAAAAATATATTATTAATTTATCCTAAAGATTATTTTTAAATAATTCTACAAAATCATTTTCATCATCTGATTCTTCCATATTTTCTAAAGAATATTTATTCTTTATATTTTCAGCTTCTAAATATGCTTCCAAAGCATTTTTTCTTAATTCAAATGCTTTTTTTCTGGCCACAAGATAAATTTCCTTATAAACTTCCAAAGGATCTTTTAGAGATACTACTTCATTGTTATCTCGTGATGGAATTAAATCTAATGAAATTTCTTTTAAATCATTACTTTCATTTAATATGTCACTATCTTTATCTTTTACTAAATTTACATTTTCATCTATTTTATCTTTACTTTCTAATTGATTATCAATATTTTTAGATTTTGCAACTATTTCATTATCTTCTATATCCTGAATTAATGAATTAGTATCATTATCAATAGATTCTTTAATTTCCTCTAAATTATCATATTCTAATTTTTCATCTATAATATCTTTGTTAGAAATTTTAGTTTCTTCTAAATTACCAATATTAGGTTTTTCTTTATCTAATTTTATTAAAAATTGTTTTTCAAATTCTTGACTAGGTATTAACTGCATATATTGTGTTAAATTTATTTCTAATTGAATTGTTCTTGAACTAAATTTAATTCCATCTAAATTAATAATTGGTATGATTTCATCATCAACAGATAATTTATCTATATCAATTACTTTTTTATCTTCATCAAATGCAGTACATTTATTATTTTTAATATAAACTCTTACTAGGAAAAATTTTCCAGATTTATAAGATCTAATAATAGGATTCATCATTTCTTCTATGTCATCTTTAGAAATTTGATTGTGAAACCATAAATCTTTTTTATTAAAAATTAATTCTTGACATCTTTTTTCTAATTGTTCAAACCAATAAATTAATTCTTTATTAGCACTTGTGAACATTAAATCGCAATAAGTTTTGTCTTTATTTCTAACAATTCCTTGTTTACTAGTAACTTTAGGTAATTGTAAATACATTTTTTTTGTACCATTATTAACTAAAAGTTTAGTAAAATATGATCCTCCAGTTAATGGAATAGGATTATCTAATAAAATTTCACTAAAATTAAAATTTTTATTTATTTCAAAAACATTTTCCATTTATTTTTTTAAGAGAAAATTACTAAATCATTATCACGCATTTTATAATTTAGGAAAATCTATATTATATTTTGTATTATTTTCTATGCACTATATATATAAATGGCTTCAAGAGGAGGATCTAGAAGACGTCATCGCAGTCGCCGCCACCGTCGTGGAGGTAATGCCGTTCTCAGTCAAGCTGCTGTTCCTTTCGGATTATTTGCTTTAAGTAATTATTTAGGAACAGGAAAGAGACATCGTGGAACTCGTAAAGGTATGCGCCGTAAAAGTGCTCGTCGTGCGTACATGACAAAAAGAGGTAAAAAACTCTTTTAAATAAATTATATATGTAAATATTTAGATATAACTATTTATTTACATATAATGAACGATTTTCAAAATGATTTAAAAAATTGGTATATTCTTGATAATAAATTTAGAGATCTATCTCTCCAACTTAATATAATTAAAAATGAAAAAAATGAAATTAAAAATAAAATTACTGAATTTATACAAATTAATAATCTTGAAAAAAAATCCATTAAAATTGACAATACTCAATTTCGATTTGTCAATCAAAAACAAATTCAACCTTTAACTTTTAAATTTTTGAAAGAATGTTTAGATGATTGTATTCAAAATAGTGAACAAGTTGATCAACTTATAGATTATATTAAATCCAAAAGAGAAATAAAAGAATTTTTAGATTTAAAAAAATTAAATCTTTAATTTTATTTTACTATCCTTAATTATAATGTCTACTTGTATATGCATAAATAATTATTTAAATGACAATTTATTAAAAGATCTATCTATTCCATCTACTCTTTTTATTAAACCTAATTATTACCCTCAACAAATCTCTCGAATTAATAATTTAGATGATTCGTTAATTGATGACAATATTTATGATATACTAATTGATAATATATGTATTAAAGAAAAATTAAAGCAAAAATCTAAACCAACTAAACATAACAAAAATAAAAGACAAACAAAAATTAAAACAAGAAAAAAATAAATCTATAAATTTAATTTATTTATCAATCTATTCATTATTATTTAAACACTCTAATATATACAGAAATAAATTGATTATATCTAAATATATTGATAATGTAGCTAATACTATATCATCAATAGCAAATTGATATTTTTTATGAAAACCTCCAACTATTAATTGTGTGTCATAAACTATATAGCATGAAAACAAAATTGCACCTAATCCTGCATAAATACTTTCTAAAAATTTATTCTGAACAAATATATTAATTAATCCAATTAAAATTAAACCAATTAAAATACTTAATAGATAACCCCCACAATCTGTATAATCTATTCTAGTTTGACAAGCATAAATTGTTAATACAATTGTAATCAACGCTGTAATTAAAATTGCATATAATACAATTGTAGTAGAATAATAAGCTGTTATTGTAGATACTGAATAACTTGTAAAAATTGTAAATAATAATAAATATATATAATTTGTTGGAAATTTTTTCAATATTTTATAATTACAACATAAAATACATGTTAAAATTAGCAATCCTACCATACAAACAATATTAATAGCTACACCTGCTTCTGATAAAATAAATTTTTTTACATTGTTACTTAAATTTACTAGTAATAAGCTAGTAAATGTAATTAATAATTGAAAACTAAGTAAAGTATATACCTTTCTTATAAATCCAGTTCTTTGAATTTTATCTTCAAATGGATGAAATATCATAGTTGCACTTGAATCATCTTGTGGTATATAATAAGCTTCTGCTACAGGTACCCCTCTAACCATATTGTTATCCATTTTTTATATTTTCTTTATTTTATATTATTTTTAGCTCAATTTTAGAAATAATATAAATTTAAAATACATTCATATTCTTTTATTTTTATAGTATATATATGAAATTTAAAATTCTAAATATACTAATTATTATTGCTTTATTAGTAATTTTATTTAATTTATTTTATAGTTTCAAAGAAGGTTTAACAAATAATGATAGTGGTAGTAAAGGACCATGGCCAGGTGGTGATATAACTCATTATTGGGACTGTTGTAAAGAATCTTGTGCTTGGAGTGATGCTGCCGCTCAAGTAAATTCATGTGATCGAACTGGACAATCACCTTCTAAACGAGATGATAGTCAAAAAAGTGTATGTAAGCCAGATTATGCTAATATTACTACATGTGCTGGTCCAAGAGGAAAAGGTTTAGCTAGTAGATATCCATGGGTAGAAGGAGATACATTATATGGATTTGTAGCAGGACCAAATCATGGTAAAGCACCATGTGGATCTTGTTATGAAATTGAATTAGAAAATGCAGGTAGTGGTGTAAAAAAAGCAATCGTCCAACAAACAAGTTTGGGAAATGTTAATGGTATTTTTGATTTCGCAGTCCCTGGTGGTGGATTTGGAGATTTTAATGGATGTAGTCAGATGAAGGGTTGGCAAGTTTATACACCATCAGGACCTTGCGATCCAAATAATGATAATGATCAATGTACTAGATATGGAGGATTTCATAATTTTGATCAATGTACTGATGCTTTCCCTGGGGATAGCGATGCTCAAACAGCATGTAAAAATGTATTATTTGGTGTTTTTCCTAAAAATGCAGAAGGAGTACCTTATAGAGGAAATTTAAAAGCGAAAAGTTATAAAAGTATTACATGTCCATCAAAATTATCTTCTGTAACAGGAGCGAGTGCTCCTCCATGGACTCCTCCACCTCCTCCAACTCCTGGACAAGCCTGTAATGCTGATTGTGGTGATTGTGGTTGGGCAAATTCAGGTACATGTACAGATACTTCTAAATGTGGAACAGATCTATGTTATACTACATGTTGTAAGAGAAAAGGTTTAGATTGTGTAGATTTCTGTTCTGGAAAAAAACCTGATCCTAAACCCCCAAAGCCAACTCCCTCTGGTGGTAAAGGATTATGTAAATGGCCTAACTGCGATGGAAATTCTGGAGGAGATTGGTGTAATACAGAAGCAAATTGTAAAGTATGTGGTGGTTCATGGTGCCCACCATCTAAAAGTTGATAATAAATTAAATATTATCTTTAATTTCTAAAAAATTTTCAATCCATTTATAATTATTTATAACAGACTTTAATAAACTAATATCATTGCAATGTAAAATTTGATCTTCTACAATATTTATCCACATTTTAACACCTAGATAAAATTTTTCTATATCATTCTTAATAAATCTTAATCCTTTTTCAGTATTTTTCCATGATGAAAAAGAATTATCAAGACCTATATCTTTTTGAATTCCTTCAGTTACTATCTTAATATTATTTAAAATTTTTTCTTCTTTGTCATCCATTTTATTATTTTTATTTTTAATAACAAAAATGTAATCAATTTTGTTATTAATTAGATATTTAAGCTTGACTCCAACTATTGTGATTAAAAGGTGAAACTAATATGTTATTAATTTTGTTTTTAAATTTATCTACCTTCCTTTGCTGTTCTAATTCTTCAACTGTTTGAGGAAAAGGAGAACTATTATTCATGAGTAATTGTTCAGCTCCAGTAATAGATGGTTTTTTGCCATAACAGTTAACGCCAAATCTTACATTTGGATTATCTATAAAACCTCCATTTACACCCGCTCTTCCACAATCATTTTCATGTCCTTTTATTTTTCTTAATTTTTTCCATGTTTCCATATTTGTAGGAAATAAAGCTAATTGATCAGCTGACCAACCATAATTACACCAATCTGCTCCATTATTGTAAGCGTCTTCTATTTGAGAATATGTAGCCAATTCTGCATTAAATGCTTTACATAAAGCTTTAGCTTGAGGATAAGTATAAACATTGTCTGGAATATTAAAAACTTGATCAGTTAATTTTTCAGGTACAATGGGTTTAGTTTGATTATCTTTTTCTTCTTTTTTATTTTTTCCTAAATAATTTTCAGCCCTTATTTGTAATTTTGGTTGAGGTGAAAAAATATCTCTCAAACTTGTAACAATATCTAAATTAAAAAAGTAAGCGATTCCATTCAATAAAACAAGAATAATAAATAAAGACCATAATAAAATTTCCAGGAATACTATTCCACCATTTTTACCATTATTTCCATTTTGATCAATATTTACATTAGCTTGATTAGATTGATTTCCAACAACTGAAAAAATAACGTAAAATATTATTAAAATTCCTACTAAAATAAATAAAAAAATTGGATTAACATTTGTATTAGTTATAGAATCTAAAGGGTTATTTGGTAATCCTGTTACAGAATTAAATGCAAGATCCATTATATATTATTATCTATTTTATTTTTCTAAGGAAAAAACAATAACATTTATCTGAAATTAATTGTTTTTCGGGAATCTCTCTTACTTCTGTATCGTTAAACTTATACCATTTATTATTTGCTGTCCTTATGTAAGCATAATAATGACCACCCAAACAACTACCTTCGTGATTGCAAATTGCATAAACTTGATACAAACATTTATCTTTATTATAACCAATTACATATTTTGATAAATCTACTTTATCTACATCAATTGATACTATAGTATGGATTTTTTTATTATTAAATGTAAATCTCTTAAGATCCATAATTAAAATATCAGGTAATGTCCAAAAACATAATCCTTTTAATATATCTTCTTTTATTTTTAATTCTTCATTATACCAAGCATTATCTCCCTCTAATAATTCTTCTTTACAATATAAATCAAAACAATCATAAATTGATGGATTTTTTATTTCTTGATTATTTGGTATTGGTAAATTTAATAGACTAAAAGGTTCTGCTGTTATAGCTCTTACTTCTCTTGAAGTATTTGTTATTTTAGAAACTTGAATACCATAAAAAATATTTAATAATTCAGAGTAATGTTTACTATACATATCTTGCATCATTTTATAACAAACTTTAGCGATTTTATCATTAGAATTTTGAGGAACACCTGTAATTTTAATGTTTACCTCTCTCTCTAATCCATTATGAAAACAATCTATTAAAAAAAATAAAAATTCTGGCATATCATTTTGGGCAAAACCTGTAAATAGTTCTATCCCTTTTTCTTTTGAAACAGTTTGTATGCCTTTCACAAAACCATATGGAGCAACTGTACAATTTTTACTCCACATTAAGGTTAATAATTTGTTCCATTCAACTAATAACAATGAATCTTGTACATTATTTAGATTTCTTTCTTGAGAGATTTTTTTAAATAATTCATTTAACTCATATGTATGTGAAAATATTTGAATACAACTGTTTAAATAACAAGTATTTCCTAAATTAGCTAATCCAGTTAAACCTTTATCTTTATAAGAATCTAAATTCATTATTAGTTATTAAATTAATATATTTAAACAGATTTATATTATTATATTTTATTATGAGTTCCAGAATTCACGATCAAGAATCTTATAATAATTTTATTCTCTCTTCTCATCAATC